CACGTGACGACATCAAATGACTGATCCTTAAACGGCAGTGCAGTAATGACCGCGTTATGTACACCATCGCCGCACAATTCCGGCACGGCTTCAGTGCCCACCGCATCGAATCCCATATTACGCGCTGCGGTCAGTAGTTCGCCGCGCCCGCAACTGACATCAAGAAGAGAACCAGACAACTTATCCAGCACCGCAACAACCGGGAAAAGCCGGTCGTCTGCCATGCCATAGTGCGAGTATTTTTTATAAACCTCGCGGTATTTCTCAATCTCTTTTTGGCGGGCGTCCACGTTTCTTTTCCGGTGAGAATACTTCGGTTAAAAAGTCTTGACGAACATATTGCACGGCCATTTGCCGTCCAATGAGCCATCGACCAAAGCCATCATCGACATCTACCACACGACCGCGCTCTAGAGTTTGGCCGTTGTAAAGTCTTGACCGGATCATTTCGACTTTCATAAACCTTGAAACACCTTTGTTAGACAACCGGACGCCACACGAACCTTCTCGGGTTCTTTCATGTAATCACGAACCTTGACCCACGCTTGTATGTTTGACACGCCATCCTCGACGCGCAGATCGCCATTTTTGCTGTGCCAATATCTGCGGCTCGTCATGTAGTTGTCGCAGCCGCAGATGTAAATCTGCTCGAATCCAAGATACTCGGCAATCCATACGGCAGTGCCGCCGCTGAATCCGAAGTCTGGGCAGATGCCAGACCAAATATCGCACGCATCTTTGTGGTGCGAAATCACCGGAGCGTGACCGTTCAAGATCGGCCACAGTTCTTTGTCTTGGTAAACGATGTAATCCAAATTAAGCAAGAGAGCGTGTTGGTTCACTCCAACCAACACGCCCTCTCGCAGTAGCAAAGGCCGCACCGCCTTGAGGTCATCCACCAAAGCGGGGCCACCACCGAGGACAGCACAACGCTGCCCCCGGTGACGCCCTTGATATGCGGCTAGATCAATCACTCTTAGGTCGTGACGATCTCGTTGCACTCGGCGAACGACTCGGGGTGACGCACCGCGAAGTCGCAGTCGTGGAACGCAACCACGCGAACCGTACCGGCATTGCTGCCCGTGTACTGGTCAACGAGGATGTCGATACCCGACCACTGGCCGATCAGCAACTCGCTCCACACGCCGAAGATCATCGCCGACAGGTTGCTGCCCGAACCCTTCGTGAGGTTCGACGGCATCTGCTGGGAGACGACAATCGGGTAGCCGTAGAGGTTGTTGACATCGGGGCCGAGGATGAAGTTGCCTTCCACGCCAGAGGTCTGCTTGCCGGTCGAGGCCAACTTCGCCTTGACCTGGCCGTTCGTCAAGAACGCAGCGGCACCGTTGAGCGCGTTGTCGATATCGACTTCACGCACAAGGCTCGTCACCATCGCCCACGTAGGCGCACCGCCGTTCGTCCCGAGCGTCACCGAGCCAATGCCCGATGTGTTCAACACGCCGGTCGGCTTGTTGCTGCCCGAGCCAGCCACAGCGGCACCGTCCATCGCCACCGCAATCGAGGAGGCCAAGTCATTTCGGACGAGGTTCTCGATGTCGAGCGAAGACTGCAGCATCAAGCGACGGCTGATGTCCACGTAGGCACCGAGGGTCTTCGGCGACATCGTGACTTGATCAAACGCCGGGGCGTTGGTGCTCTCAGTCGGGGCAGTGTTCTCAGCAACCCAGTAGGCGGCAGAGGCTGCGGTCTTACGCGGGATGGCGACGTTACCGTTCAAGCCCGTGAGGAACTGCGCGCCGAGGGTGTTCAGCACCATCTTGTTACGCAGCACGTCGATGAACGAAGCAGCCAGCAGATCGGTGGCGACGGTGTTACCCGCCTTCGCCGTGCCGGAAGCAGTCGAGGTCGTCAGATCGCGCTTGTACAGCACATCGACCGGAACAAGCAGACCACGCGAGGTGCGGCCTTCCTTCTTCGCAGCAGCCTCGGACACCTCAAACTCGAAACGCGCATCGTCCTGCGCGCGACGATCTTGCGGGTTCGCCAGAGCGCGAATCGCCTTTACGAACGAGAAAGCGCGAACTTCCTTATCCGACAGGCCAACTTCCATATCGACGTTCAGCGGCTTGGAGGCCACCTTGTCGAGCAGGGCACCACGGAACTGCTCAATCGACGCGCCATCACGAATGGCGGATTCGCCAAACTCGCGCTGGCCGTGACGGCTGGCAAGGTCAAGAATCGCCGCAACGCGCTCGCGCTCGGCCTTTGCAGCGCCCTCTCGGGCGATATTGATATCTTCCATTTTCGTCTCCTTAACAAAAATTACAGGGTCAGCAGCCGGAGCCGGTGCGGGCGATTCCAAAGAACGCCCGACGCCAACGCTGGTATCTGCCGGAATTGAAACAATGCTGATCTCAAGAGGCATCCAACGGGTTGCGCGGTAAATCTCCCGATCACCTTGCTTCCCATCTGAAACCATCTCGTTGATGACGTAGCCGACAGACACGTTCGACCGTATTCCGTCTTTCACGTCTTGATAGATTTCCTCGGCCCTTGCGCTTTTCCCAAAGCGCACGACTGCACGCGCCACGCGGTCAGCCCCGAGGTTGATCTGCTCCACGACTCCGATCTGATCGGACATCTCGTGATCCACCAAAAGCGGCGCGCGGCCGCTTCCGATAAATTCTGTATTGATCGCACCGGGCGAATGGTCGAGCACTTCCATGCCCCAGCCGCGATCCACCGGCATCTCGCTCGAAAACGCGAGAGTCGCGCGGCGGTCATCTGTGACCACGCGCTCGAACACCGCAGAGCGAAACACTCGATCGGTTGGCCCCTTGCGCTTGCCCGGCCCAACGTAGTCGGGATCGCCCGGCTCATGGCCGTAGATATCCTTCGGGCGCTCTGCCTCTGCCACAACTTCTGCGGCTTCTTCGGCGGCTTCCTCGAAAGCCTCGATCTGCTCGTCGGCCTCTTCGCTTTCGTCCATGTCGTACTCCGACTTGGCGAAAGTGACCGTCACTGTCGCTTCATCCTCGACGACAGCGATCACATGGCGCTTTTCTATCGTGTCCATATTTCGGCCCTCATCTTCTCGATCCAGTTCTTCGCTCTTGCGACTAGCCCAGGCTTGGCCGGGGTCTCCGCCCCAGAGTGCCCACGCGATACGGCCCGCCGAGGGGTAGCCCTCTTCGCCGGGGCTGAAGCCCTCGGCTTCTTTGTCAACTTCGTGTCTTGCAAAGTAACTCACCATCCTTCGGACTGTTTCGGGCGAAAGATTCGTCCGATTCTTGATGTCACGCGCTCGAGCAACACCGACGGCTGTGCCGCCGCGCCCGAACTCTTCACGCCAAGCAAGTCCGCGCTCGGCCTCTGCTGCCATCGCCTCTGTAGGCTGTAAATCTACCGCCATTATTCCAACCTCAAGAACGATTCTGCGCTTGTTGTCAAGGTGAGTGCAACTACACGTACCGTGCCGTCGCTGCCCTTCACCTTGATGGTCAGAGTTGAGTTGTCGGTAATCTCAAAAACCATATCGCCGTTGCTGGCCGGAGTTGCACTCGCGCCAGGCTGATACGTCACCGCGCCAATGCTGCCGCCCGTAATCGCTACGGCGCTTGCATTCTGCGTGGACATCGTGCCGAGGCCCGAAACCGCCGTGTTAGCGATTGCGATATTCGTATTCGATGCGGCAGTCAGTCGGCCCTGCGCGTCTACCGTGAAGGTGCCGACCTGTGAGGCCGACCCATACGATGCCGCCGTCACTGTGGTATTGGCGAGCGCAATCGACCGATTCGCAGTCAGATCGCCGCCGCCGCTCAAGCCAGTGCCAGCCGAAATCGTGATGGTCGATGCCGCAGCGCCAAGGCTTGTCAGTGCAGCCCCCGCCGTCGTCGCACCCGTACCACCGTTAGCGACGGCCACCGTGCCGGTTACGTTAGCAGCCGTGCCGGTGGTGTTTTGGTTCAGAGTCGGGACGTCTGCCGCCTGTATTGCGGCCATCACGACATTAGTGCCATTGCCTCGCAGATACTGGCCGCTAGTTACAGCGCCAGCAAACGCATTCATCGCAGCCTGTGCGCTGGTCTGTCCGCTGCCGCCGTTCGCAATCGCTACCGTGCCGGTGACATTAGACGCCGTGCCGGTCGTATTCTGGTTCAAGGTCGGCACGTCACCGGCTTGGATAGCCGACATCACCACATTCGTGCCGTTGCCGCGCAGATACTGGCCGCTCGTCACAGCACCGGCAAACGTATTCATCGCAGACTGCGCGGAGGTCTGCCCAGTGCCGCCGTTAGCGACGGCAAGGGTTCCGGCTAGGGTAATCGTCCCGGCCCCTGTAATCGGGCCTCCGCTCGTTGTAAGCCCGGTCGTGCCGCCGCTGACATCAATGCTCGTGACCGTGCCAACGCCGCCAGCGGGCACCCACTCAACATCGGTGCCGCCGACATTGACTGCGAGCACCTTGCCCGCGTTGCTGGCATACGTCGGCAGAAGGTTAGTCCGCGCGCCCGATGCGCTCGATGCGCCCGTGCCGCCGTCGGTCACGGCAAGGTCGGTAATGCCCGAAATCGTGCCGCCGGTGATCGTGCCGCCGCTGATCGAAACGTTGTTGGCATTCTGGGTTGACATCGTGCCAAGCCCAGAAACCGCCGTGTTCGCAATCGCAATAGCGCTGTTTGCCGCCGCAGTCAGTCGGCCTTGAGCATCGACCGTAAAGGTCGCAACTGAACTAGAAGACCCATACGATCCGGCGCTCACCGCAGTATTGGCAAGGCTGATCGTGCCGGAGGCTGTAATCGGCCCGCCCGTCAGCCCTGTGCCGGTTGCTACGCTTGTTACTGTACCAACTTGCGGCGCAGCAATCGTAACAGTGCCCGCGCCGTTCGTAATCGTGATGCCAGCGCCAGCAGTAAGATTGGCATTTTTCCAGAGCGAGGTCGATGCGTCATAAATGATTAACTGCCCATTCGCGGGTGAGTTGATCTGTACGTCGTGGATTTCGTCCAGTTCGTACCCGTTTTGCACCTTGACGTAAATTTGGCCGTTGCCAGCGTTAGCACGCTCAACCACGCCAATATAAACCATGTGATTCGGCGCTTTCGGCTTCGTCGCCGTCAAGGTTCCAGCACTTGCGCCGAGGTACAGAATGTCGCCTTCGTTGTATGCCGAGGTGTTCAGCCCATCAAGGACACCCTGGCAGACAATAAAACCGGCTTGGTTCGGGCCGATGCTTTCAGCAGCAAGGCCAAATGTCGTTGCAGATGTCGAGTCTTGGCCGTTGCTCGCTAACTTAACACTCGCACGATTCCCGGTCGCTTGGTAAAGATATACCGGCTGGCCCTTGTTGATCGTGACAGATTCTGCGCTTCTAACGTATGCGTGGACTGTTTGCCCAATTACAGATATTGCATTTCCGCCAGGCAGTCCGAGTTCTAAACTTGCATTAGTCGCATCCCACACGAGCCTGCCAACCGCATTTGCTGCCGTTGTTGTCGTGTCAAAATCGATGTAGTCGGGTGTGGCGATACCGCCGGTCAGCCCGTTCATTGAGGTGATGTCGCTGTTCGCGCCCTTCTTTGCCGCTTCCGGCCAGCCGGTGCGGACGATCACCTCGGTCTCGCTTTCCTCGATGATGACCGAGTTTAATTGCTCATCCACAACCATATTGGTGGATGAGTCGTTAACGATCAAATTCTGATTTGTTTCGTTAACGATCAGTCTCGTGCTCACCGAGTAACCTCCGCGTCAACGGTGAAACATCCTTGGATAAGGCGCGTTACCGTTCCGCCGCTAGAGACCACCTCAAGGTCATAGACGTATTCGCCCGCAGTCACCGCAGCCGTATCGGTCGCAGAGACCAAAAGCGTGATCGTGCCCGCAGCGCCGCCGAGCGTGATGCGGCTGTTCTCTGTTGTCAGAGACAGCAGCACGGTCGAAGAGTCAGCCGTCGCACGTACTTGCATTCGCGCGGTATAACTCGTCAAGTTCACCGGATTGGCCGATGAATCCTGCCACGTCAGAATGCGCGTAAATGTTGCGCCTTGATCGCAAACGATGTCGTAGTTAGCCGCCATTTGTCACCCCACTTGCAGGCGCGGGTTCTAAAAAGAACTCCGCAGGCTCGATGGGATCGACCATCTTTCGAGCATCCTCTGCGCTGATTGGGAAAGACTGAATCAGAATCTGAATCGCGCTTTCCTTCGGCAATATTCC